CCGATCTGCTATATCTATTGATAAGCATTTTCAACAGTGGGCAGAGATTGATATTAAGGCTCGTAAAGAGGGTATTGAACCCCCAGAACGACCTGACTTTAATCAAATAACAAACCTTGCACGATCAATGCTTGCAGGGGAAGCATAAACCATAGGAGGTGGAGAAAATGTTTGGATTACCTTTAGAGCTAGTTACAATGCTTTTCTCCACCATACTTGGTGCAGTTATGTCTATCTGGGGGCAGAACACAAAGAATAAAAATGAACAACAAAAGATGATGATAAGCGGTATGCAGCAGGCTAGGGACCACGGCAAGAAAGATGTTCACTTTGCGTGGACAAGAAGGATCATAGCTCTCTCTGCTGTATTCTCTATCATCGTGTTACCAAAAGCGGTAGCGGTCTTTTACCCAGAGGTAAGTGTTATAGTCGGTTATACCGAAGTACATGGCGGTATAATTAATTGGATATTTGGTGGTGATGGAACAGTGCAGTGGCAAGCAGCTACTGGGTTTGTGATTACTCCGTTAGATACACATATAGTATCAGCAATTGTTGGTCTATATTTTGGTGCGGGGTTTACTAAGTAACATGAGAGATAAAAGTATATCAATATCGTTTTTAGTTGGTATCTTGTTTCAAACAGGAGCCTTGGTGTGGTATGTGTCTAGCTTGGCTAGCTCAATAGAATTGAATTCCAGAGATCTTAGTAGACATGAATTAAGAATAAACAACTTAACATCTATAATACAATCTCAGGCGGTAACGCTGGGCCGTATGGATGAGAATATAAAGTCTATCCGGGAGATGATGGAGTCCAGTCGAGATAATAAATAGAGGTTAAGTTAAATGATTGATCCATTTACAGCTATGGCAGCTGCTACCACGGCGTATAATGGCATTAAAAAGGCTGTAGCTGTAGGTCGTGAAATTAGTGCTATGACTGGTGCAGTATCTCAGTGGTCTAAAGCTGTAAGTGATTTAGACTTCTTAGAGGACAAAGCCAAAAATCCTCCTATGTATAAGATGTTTAATGATAACCAGGCTACTGCCCTGGATATCTGGGCTCAGAAACAAAAGCTTAAAGAAATGAGAGAAGAACTTAAATCTCACATTTCTTGGACTTATGGGCCTAGCGCGTGGGACGAGATAGTAAGAATAGAAGCACAACAACGTAAAGAACAACGTGAGTTAGTTTATAAGAAACAAGAGTTCATAGATAACTGTATTAACTGGGCAGTAGGTATTGCAGTGTTGTTGGCAGGATCAGGATCCTTAATAATACTTATGTATTTCTTGGGTGTAAAACAGGGGAAGTGGTAATGTGGTTTTTAGTTTGGTTTATGTTCACAAATAATAATTTAGAGAATTATCAGCTTGGTCAGTTCTCTACTAATGTAGATTGTCAGGAAGCACTGGAAGCATCAAAAATTCTTGTAACAAACAGCACCACTGTGGTATACTGTTTTGAAGTTATACCTAAATAAAAAAAGACAGTATTTAGTGTTTAATAACCAAATTATATTACTGATTACCAGAAATAAAAAAGTAGCAGAAAATTATATTAAAATTTCTTTGAGGGTAGATAATGGATAATATTAAATTACCCATAGCTTTAGTGTTAGCGATGGCTGTGCAGCTTGCTGGGGGCGTATGGTGGGTTTCTCAACAATCCGCAACAATTAATAGTTTGGAAGAAACAGTAAGTCAGCTTGGATCTAAAATGGCTATTGAAGAGAATGTAAATCTACGTAGAGATGTTGAAGATGCTTTGGATGAAATAGAATATATCTGGGGTGAGTTGGAAGATATCTGGGAAGACAGTGCCAGTTTAGCTGGTTCTATGTCTAGTATTACTAAGTTACAACAGAGGATAGCTTTGTTAGAGACTGAAGTTAGATTTATGGGCAGAGATCATAATAATGTTATGGCTAGGTAATTTTACATTGTTCTAAATATAAATAAGTAGAGGAGTTTAATTAATGCCAAAGAAAAAAGATTCTAGGCTAACCAATGCTGGGGTGTCTGGTTATAATAAACCTAAACGTACTCCATCACACCCAACCAAGTCTCATGTTGTTGTTGCTAAAGAGGGTGATAATATTAAGACAATTCGTTTTGGAGAACAGGGTGCATCAACGGCTGGTGCCCCAAAGTCTGGTGAATCTGATAAAATGAAAGCCAAACGTGCAAGCTTTAAAGCCCGTCATGGAAAAAACATTTCAAAGGGTAAGATGTCTGCTGCATATTGGGCAGACAAGGAGAAATGGTAGTGTTGGGGTATTTTGGTATAATATTGGTTTGTATGAGTTCTTTAGCTGAACACTGTAACATTGTTACTAGCCCACACATATTCATCACAGAAGAAGAGTGTGAGGCCGCAGCTTTAAATGAATCACTGAGGATTAAGAACAAATACAGCTATGCAAATATAAACTCTAATTGTTTTAAGTTAAAGTATAATGGAGAACCTGTGTAATGCCAAAAAAAAAATCAACTGTTAATGAAGCAGGTAACTACACTAAACCAACAATGCGTAAAAATCTATTTAATAAGATAAAGTCTGGATCTAAAGGGGGCAGCCCAGGTCAATGGTCTGCACGTAAAGCACAACTGTTAGCCAGTGAATATAAAAAAGCTGGGGGAGGTTATCGTGCCTAAGAAAAAATCCCAAACAAGTCTAGATAAATGGACTGGTGAGAAATGGGGTACCAAAAGTGGTAAGAACTCCACTCAAGGTAAGGGAGCTACAGGTGAACGGTACCTTCCAAAAAAAGCTAGGGACTCCCTAACCGCAAAGGAATACTCTGCGACAAGTGCGGCTAAACGCAAAGGTTCTAAACAGGGTAAGCAATACGTTGCTCAACCTAAAAAGATAGCCGCTAAGACCTCTAAGTACAGGTCTAAATAATTATAAACAACAAGGAAACAAGATGGAAAAGTATAAGGCTGCAGCAGAGAAGATGCTGAAAGGAAATACACATCCGGATCTGATAGCAAAGGAAGCACTTGTACGTGCACAATTCTCCTCTCAACAACGAGAAAGTTTCTTTAATGAAGCCTATGGAGAGTTGCTGGTGCAGTACTTTACTGCCTGGTTAGGCACAGATCCACATGAAGTTAAGACACGAGAGTTTATTTACAACTCAGCACTTTCACTGGGGGATGTTAAACAAAAGTTAATTAACTTTGAAACATACGGAAAAAACGTACCATACATTGAGGACAACACACAATGAATAATATAGATTACGAACAGTTAGTGTCTAATCTTAAAAATATGATTAACCTGTTAGAGTACGATTCTATGCGATCTCCAGGTAAAGCTAAACTAAATTGCAATCAACTTGAAGCAATGTACGGCCTACTAGACCGATACATTTCCAAAAAAGAAACATCCGTACCAAAGGCAACTAAGCCTGCGGCTAAAAAAGAAGGATAATATAACATGTCAGAACAAAATGAATCTCTACCCAACACGGATGATGTTCCCAGTTCTGCTGGTCCAAACGAACAAGAACTCCTAGATGCCGTACTGTCCAATACCGAATTTCTTCGGAATGATGATGTGCCGCTACCAGAAGAGGAGGTCGAGTACGAGGATCCGGAAGCAACTGCTGAGGAAGACCCAGATGTAGCAGATGCCGCCGTTAGCGATGAAGAGTCTGAGGAAGATGCAGAAGAAACAGAAGATGAGGATGGCGCGGAAGCCCCTACCCAAGAAGCTGCTGTGTTCACTGTTGATGATCTAGACTTAGATGCCAAAGTCTCTGTCAAAATTGACGGGGAGGAAATGGAAGTCTCATTTGCTGATCTGCTTAAAGGCTATCAGACAGATGCTTCACTCTCTAAAAAGGGTCGTGAACTCGGAGAGGCGCGTAAAGCCATTGATGAAGAACGTGTTGCTAAGTTATCTGAAATCACAAAAATGTCAGATGCTACCAACGCAATGCTAACAATGGACGAGCAAAAACTGGCTAAGGAATACCATGATGTTGAAGCCAAAATTAAAGAAGCTAGAGATAATGGGGATACTTATGAACTAAGTGACCTCAAGGATCAACGTGAGCAAGCCCAGCAAAAATACTGGACTGCACGAAATACCCGTGAGAATCTTTTGAAAACTGTTGAAGAACAGAAATCAAAACTTCAGGAAGAGCAATTTGCATCTCAGATGCAGCACTTCCAAGAGGTAATTCCACAAATAATCCCTGACTTTAATGATAAGGTTGCAGTTGAAATTCGAGAGTTTGCTCTTGAGAATGGTATTGCAGATGAACTTTTAAATTCGGTTATAGATCCCAATGTTGTAAAATTCATTGATGATTATCGTAGATTAAAAAATGGAATTACTAAAGGCGTTGCAAAGCGTAAAGATGTTCCAACTAAGAAAGTTCCAACTAAAAAGCCAGCAGCTTCTAATAAAAAGGCAGCTGATAAGGAAAAAATGGTGAAGGCCCGTGCATTTAAAGAAGGTTCATCTAAGGATGAACAAATGGATTTCCTTCGCCAATACGCCTCCAACTCCCTAACTAAATAATATCCTAGGAGGATTTTAAAAATGGCAACTACAGGTGGTCGTAATATTACAACAGCTCGTGGAGCAACAGGTACTGGTAAGGACGTATCTAATCGTGAGGATCTAGCGAATTTTATTTCTATGATCACACGAGATGAGACTCCTTTCATATCCTCAATCGGTAAATCTAAAGCAACCAACATCTACCACGAGTGGCAAACCGACGAGCTAACAGCTCCAGGTAACTCTCGTGTAGCTGAAGGCGCAGACTTCTTGGCAGCTGGTTCAACACCTGCGGCTGGGGATGGTGCAGCTTCTACAACTGTAGGTCCAATGCGTACACGCTTGGGTAACTACACTCAAATCAACAGCAAAACAATCTCAGTATCAGGTAGCCGCCGTGCTATTGATCAAGCAGGTGTTGCTGATGAGTATGCATATCAGCTGAAAAAGCGTGGCACAGAAATGCGCCGTGACATGGAGTTTGATGTTGTAAACACATACAACAAGCAGACTACTTCTGGTGCTCGTCAGACTGGTGGTTTTCAGTCATTCGTAAACAGTGGTGATACTTGTGTATTTAAAGGTTCCTTTACTGCACCTACAACAGCTAATGCTGGTACTGAAGTTATCACAGTTGCTGCTGCTGGTACTAAAGCTGCTTTGGCCCTTACAGACATTGATGCAGTTATGCAGAAAATCTATGAGAATGGTGGTTCTGCTACCCGCATCATGGTTTCTCCAAAACTTCGCCGTGACTTCTCTGACCTCATGGTCAATAGCACAGGCGTTCGTCGTAACATTGACGAAGATGGTAAACTCCGTCAGTCGGTAGACGTTTACATGTCAGATTTTGGTGACTTGATGGTAGTTCCAAACTACATCATGGGCCTTGCCCACACAACTACTGACGCAACCACAACACAGTTTGACGCTGCAGACTCTGCCGCATTGGTCTATGATCCACAGTGGTTTGCAATGGCAACATTGCGTCCAATGCAGGAAGTTGAAGTTGGTCAGAAAGGTGACTCAACTGTTGGTATGTTTGTCGAAGAATGGTCTCTTGAAGTTAAGAATCCAAAAGGCTGTGGCGCGGTTTACGGCCTAGAGTAACTACAATAAGGGGAGGGAGATTATTTCTCCTTCCCTATTTTTATTCTATTAGGAGGTATAGGACATGATGGTAATCAAAGGGACAATCCCAGCAAATACACTTGGCAATAACTTAGTTGGAGATATACTCCACCTACCAGCAGACCGATGCGCTTGGACATTATCAGCGTCTTCAGCCAGTGGGTATAAAGTAGACAAAGCATTTTTAATACACTCTACAGGTAACGTGACTATTGTTGACCCATCTTTAGGTTACATTGGTAAGTCTGGTCGATTCGTAGAGATAGCAACTTAATAAGAGGAAGAGGACATGGCACGTTGGGATGTAATACCTGGAACAGAAAACAGCACTATTAAAGGTACTATCCAATGCGACGAGGATGGAACTAGTAACTGGAAAATGTACCAGGATGAGAAACCTTTCCTAGAGCAGGCTAAAAAGGATCGTGATATTTCGGACAGTGGGCTTAATAAAAAAGACCTAGGGTTTAAGAAGTTCGCCACAGTTCCTGATATCGTAGCCATTGAAATAAAAAACAAGTGGGGTATTGATTTGCATGATTCGGCAACGATGAAAGATAAAGACATGATGGCTAAATTCATGATCATCTTTAAGCAAAACTACCCCCACCTCATGTCTTATTAAGGAGATTTAAGATGGCAACATACGTAGAATTTGTAGGATCTGGTGACTTCACTGGTGATAACGAAGGGTTGATTAGATCCTGGGCAAACAGAGATGTTTCTGTATTGTCTAACTCAGTGGTGACACGGTGTTTTAATTACGCAGCAGATAAAACTTACAGAACTCTACGTGTTCCACCACTAGAAATAACTAGGCTCTATGACGTTAATGGTACGCAAGAAGAAATAACTGCAGCGGGGGCTGCGGATACTCCAGACATTTCCCCCAGCTCTTTCTGGGGTGGTGGTCAAGTACTGTCTATGACCGCACCAAATGATATGATTGAGATCATGTATATTAGGAATGCAGATACTTCTTCTAAAAACCCAGGTATTGTTTATAATGAAAAAGTAGACATACGAACATTTAACGATAAACTTAGCAGCTCTAAAGATTTTCATTTCTATACTCGAATTGGAAATGATATAAAACTACATGGTAATTTTAATCGTGGTGATGTAGTAGAGCTACATTACTATAGGAGACTGGCAGCACTTGATGCAAGTTACTCAGGAACCTATATAAACTGGAAGTCTGGATTAGGAACTCTAGATATCGGTGGGGTAGCAACAACTTATTCTGCTGCTGCAGATAAAACAGAAACATTCTTTAATACAAGGCTTGCACAAGATGCAAACTATTGGGTTGGTGAATTAGCGGCTCATTGGTTAAGGGATGAGAATGAAAGAATCGTTTTGTTTGGCGCACTGTTAGAGGTGTCTATTTATTTAAATGATAATGAAGAGATACAAAAGTATCAAATACTGTTTGATCAAGAAATATCAGAATTAAATAAAGAAGAAACAACACGAAGGAACAGGGGCGGTAACCTCTCAATGTCATTCGCGTATAGTGATTTACTCTAGGAGGGTACTATGGGATTTAGAGACCAAGGGAACAGGGTTGCCCCTATCGATGATGGGGGTAGTTTTGATACAGGAGAGGGTTCCACAACCTCCATAAATGAATCTGCTGCAAATGCCTTAGCCGCTGCTAACTCTGCGGCTGCGGCCCTTGTAAGTGAAAATGCTGCGGCTGCAGATCTTGTTTCAACTAATGCTGATGTCGTATTGACTAACGCAGATGTTGCACTAACAAATGCAGATGTTGTTTCAACTAATGCAGATGTCGTATTAACACATGCCGATGTTGTATTGGCTGAGGCAGATAAGGTACAGACTGGCCTTGATCGTATAGCCACCAACGCTGACGTTGTATCAACCAATGCTGACGTTGTGTTAGTTGAAGCAGACAAGGTACAAACTGGGCTTGATCGTATAGCAACTGCTAACTCTGCATCTTCTGCATCTACTTCTGCATCTACAGCAACAACCAAAGCATCTGAAGCATCTGCTTCTGCTACTACTGCTACAACTAAAGCCTCTGAGGCATCTACTTCTGCTACCAATGCGGCAACCTCAGCATCAACTGCTACAACTAAAGCTTCTGAGGCATCTACTTCTGCTACCAGTGCAGCTACTTCTGCTACCAACGCAGCAACCTCAGCATCAACCGCTACAACTAAAGCATCTGAAGCAGCTACCTCTGAAACTAATGCAGCCACTTCTGCAACTAACTCAGCAACATCTGCATCTACAGCGTCAACTAAAGCTTCAGAGTCTTTAACTTCTGCTAACAATTCTGCTACATCTGCAACAGAATCTGAAACCGCTAAAGATGCTGCAGAGGCAGCACTTGACTCCTTTGATGATCGTTATCTAGGGGCTAAATCTGCAGATCCTACAACTGACAATGATGGTAATGCTTTAATTACTGGAGCCTTGTATTTTAACACAACAGCAAATTTAATGAAAGTGTATGATGGTACCAATTGGCTTGCCGCTTATGCTACTTTAGCTGGGGCTTTAATTGCAGCAAGCAACTTATCTGACCTGGTTAATGCGGCTGATGCACGAGTTAATCTTGGGATCAACGCAAATTACTATAACAAAACAACAGTGGATACTCTAATAGATGATGTAGAAACTTTAGCATTGGCGGGATTATAAAATGACAATTAATGTAACAACCTTTGAGGCAAACCTCACTACTAAGATTAACGCAACTTCAGGGACTACTGATGGCAAAGAATTTCTTTTACTAAGCAAGTCAGTTGAATCTTTAAATACAGCTGTATCAGCTAACTCACTTGCTGCAGCTAACAACCTTTCAGATGTAAGCAGTGCAGCTACGTCAAGAACAAACTTGGGCCTAGCTATCGGAACTGATGTTCAGGCTTTTGATGCAGACACCGCTAAGCTTGATGCAACTACAGCCAACTTTACAGGTACACTACAGAATGGTGGTAGTAACGTAGTAGTTGACTCAGACATAGGGTCTACGGTACAAGCATATGATGCTAACCTTACAAGCTTTGTAACTGCAATTACTTTACCTACATCAGATGGTACAACAGGACAATTCCTTAAAACAGATGGCTCAGGTAATGTATCATTTGCTAGTATCCCTACAATTAACACACTAAATGACATTGGTAACGTAACTATTACTGGTGCATCTACTGGTGAGTTTCTACAGTGGAGTGGTTCAGCTTGGGTAAATGCTACAGTAGAAGCATTTGACACACAAACACATACAACTACTGCAACTTCTCAAGTGTCTATTGCAGAATATGCTCATGCAACTTATGATGGTGTTAAAGCTGTTATTACTGCAGACGATGGAACTAACCGTAGCATTACCGAAATACTTATTACACATAATGGTACAACAGCTATCGCTACAGAATATGCACAATTAAATACTGCAACAACACTAGCCACCTTTGATGTAGACATCTCAGGTGCAGATATTCGTATTTTGGCTACTCCTGCTGCAACAACAAGCACGACATTTACTGTCAAAGCTATTACTCTTTAACATAAATGACTAGGGGAGAGTGAACCATGTCAAACAATAAAGACTTTAAAGTAAAGAACGGTATCCAGCCAACGGTATATCACGAGAGCTTGGGTACAGTTGTGTCTGGGAGTGAGGGTTATTACTTAGCTGGTGCTAGTTATGATAGTGTTAGTTTCCTTTCGTCAGGTCAGGGTACACACGCAACAGGTTTATCGTTTAAGCCTGATGGCACTAAGATGTATATCCTTAATGCAACTAATGATAGTGTTTACCAGTACACATTAAGCACCGCTTGGGATGTTTCCACTGCTTCATACGACAGTGTTAGCTTTAGTATTACGTCTCAGGATACAGAGGCTTATGATCTACACTTTAAAACAGATGGAACTAAGTTTTATGTAGCAGGTTACAATAGTAATACCGTCTATCAATACAGTTTGAGTACCTCTTGGGACTTAAGCACTGCAAGCTACGATAGTGTTTCATTCAGTGTTTCTTCTCAAGAAAACCAACTAACTTCCATTTACTTTAAAACAGACGGAACTAAACTGTATGCTGTCGGTATTACTAATGACACTGTGTATCAATATACTTTGTCTACTGCTTGGAATGTGTCTACCGCAAGTTATGACAGTGTAAGTTTTAGTGTAGGGGCGCAAGAAACATTCCCTGCTTCTCTTGAGTTTAACTCAGATGGCTCAACTCTATTTGTAATAGGCGGCATAGGACGGGACGTTAATTATTACACACTAAGTACAGCGTGGGATGTTTCCACCGCAAGCTACACAGGTGTTTTTGATACTAGTTCGCAGGGCACTAACCCACAAGACATCTTCTTTAAGCCAGATGGTACTAAGATGTACTTGGCTGCAAGGTCAACGAACAGAGTCTACCAATACTCCACAGTCCTATCTACAGCCCAACTAGACCTATCCACTGGCTCAGTCTTTGACTACACACCAACGTCAGACGTACAAGTAACCCTCAGCAACCCTTCTGATAGTGGTACTGTGAGTGGTGCTACGTTGTTGTTAGGCTCAGAGGATGCTGCGGGTGTAGCTAGTACGTTTAGCACTACGCTTTATACAGGTACAGGTGCTGCTAAGACTATCACTAACGGTATAGACTTGGCTGGTGATGGTGGCATGGTTTGGGTTAAATCTAGGGCTTCGGGTTCCCACTCTGTTTGGGACTCAGAGAGAGGTATAAACTACTGGCTTTCTCCTGATAATGGAACTGGACAAATAGACTATTCCGCAACTGCTATGGTGTCATTTAATACAGATGGGTTTACTTTAGGTTCAGATAACGTAACTAATAGGTCTGCCACTAATCACGTAGCGTGGACATTTAAGAAGCAAAGTTCGTTCTTTGACATTGTAACTTATACTGGGAATGGTGTTGCTGGCCGTGAGATTGCGCATAACCTTGGTTCCACCCCTGCTGTTATTATAACTAAAAACTTGAATGACACTGAAAACTGGCAGGTTTACCATAAAGACTTGGGTAACGATCAACGGATACTTCTTAACCAAGCTGCTGCCTCTGGGTCAGCCCCGACTCACTGGAATAGCACAACACCAACTGATACAGTTTTTACTGTAGGTACTCATAATGGAACAAACGGCTCAGGTGATGGAATTGTTGCCTACCTATTCGCACACGACACTGACGCAAGTAGCATAATCAAGTGCGGTAGTTATACGACTGACGGTTCAGAAGAAGCTACTATTGACTTGGGCTTTGAGCCTCAGTGGGTTCTATTTAAGCGTACAGACTCTAGTACGGGTGGTGATTGGAACCTATTTGACACCATGCGTGGAATTACTGCTGACACCAGTGGGGATGGCGCAAAGTTACTGGAGCCAAACACCAGTGATGCGGAGCTTGCTACTAGCAGAATTGCCGTAACGCCTACAGGTTTCAAGGTTGACAACTACGGCGCAAACCGTGATTTCATCTACATAGCTATCCGTGCAGAAAACATACCAACAATAACCTACGATCCCACACTAGAATGGCCCGGAGGTACAGCCCCCACAGCCCCTGCCAAGGGTGAAACAGACGTACTAACATTCAACACTCGTGACGGTGGTACAACCTACAGCGCAGTACAAGCAATAGATGGAGCTAAATAATGGCTAATAATAAAGATTTTATACTTAAAAATCCTGTAGAAGTCGGTGGCCCTACTAATGTAACACTTGGTACAGTTACGAGTAATAACATTGACCTAGCTACAGGCAACTACTTCGCTGATACACCTAGTGGTGCAAGCACATACACTATCAGTAATGCTGGTGCTGTACAGTCGTTTCAGCTAGAGGTTACTGGTGGTACTGCTGAGGTAGCACAGAACTTTAGTACTACGTTGTATACGGGTAACAGTGGAACTCAGACTATCACTAACGGCATTGACCTTGCAGGTGATGGTGGTTTGGTTATTGTGCGAGGCCGCAATGTTGGGTCAAACACTTTTGTATTTGATACAGAACGTGGTGCTAGCAAGTATATAATGACAGCCTCAGTAAACGCTGAGGGAACTCAGTCTGCTGGGGTTAATTCTTTTAACTCTAGTGGTTTTGTGACAGGTTCCTATGCTGGAACAAACTCAACAGGGACTAACTATGTCTCTTGGACATTCAAGAAGGAACCCTCGTTCTTTGATGTTGTTACCTATACGGGTACGGCATCAAACAAAACTGTCAGCCATAATCTTGGTTCAATTCCCGGCATGATTATAGTTAAAAGAACAGATACAGCCGCCGTTTGGGCTATATATCACAGAGGTGCAAATGGCGGTACAAATCCTGAACAGTACCATTTTCATTTTAACACAGATGCTCAATCTCCTATCTCATCCTTTTGGAATGACACCGCACCTACAGATAGTGTTTTTACAGTTGGTACTGATGATGATACTAACGCCTCTGGTGGTTCTTATATAGCCTACCTATTCGCACATGATAATGCAGCAGATGGTCTTATCCAGTGTGGTAGTTTTACAACGGATAGTGTTGACCATGCTACTATTACACTAGGTTGGAAGCCACAGTGGTTACTTGTTAAAAGATCAGACAGTTCTTCGGCGGCAGACTGGCGCATTATAGATAGTGTGCGTGGTGTTACCGATGCTGGTGACGCAGCCTACCTTGAAGCTAACACTACTGATGTTGAGGCACAAACAGGTGATGACAGATATACCTTTACAAACACAGGATTTACACAAGATAACTTTGGTGCGAATAGACAATACATCTACGTAGCCATCCGTGCAGCCTCAGACTTAGACATAACATGGCCTAGCTCAATAGAATGGGCTGGTAGTGTAGCTCCCTCTGCTCCTGCTACAG